CTGTTCGTCGGGTCGAGCGTTATTATCGGCGATAAGGGGACAGGTACGAGCACTGATCGCGGCGTTGCCAGCATGTACAAGCTGGCGAAAAACAAACGCATTGCCAGCATCACGGACGTCACCATCGACGGCACGGCCTACAAGGCGGTCAACATCGAGACGGACACTGCCTTTGACACCGAAGCGGGCGTCACCTACATCTCCACGATGCCCTATTGGAGCGGCTGGAACGATACTGTGCAGGGCTACGATGGCAGTCGATACAGCCCGACAAGCGGCAAAGAACCGGGCCTTATCCAGCGCACAGAATTTCAGATCGGCTCGTATCTGATTCTCGCGGATGAGTTCATGCAGTGGGGCAAGGATGCTGACGGCAATTATACCCTTGACCTGTATACCTGCCACGACCAGAGCAAGGTTACGACGGGCTCTATCACGGCAGACTACACAAAGCAGGAGGATTTGACGCTGACCTTTGCCGCCAGTGAAAAGGACGGCTGGCGGTATATCGAGGATACCGCTGTAAGCAAGGATAAAGGCGTTCTGTGGCCTGCTAAAGTATCTACTACGGCAGGCAGTGGAACAGGTGTTAAGGCAGGCTTTTATGTGGGGCTTGCAACCTCCGGCGTGCGGGCCTCGTGGCGTTGCTGCAACCTTAATAACAATGGCAATGCCTCGCTCGCGGCGGCTAATTCTAACAATACAACGGGCAATAGGAATTGGAATGGCTCGGCTGGCGTGGCTGATTTGTCGATTACACCATACATTATATACTGCACCGTATAATCCGCCCATATCGGGAAAATTGTGTTTGAAACCAGCGGGGGCTAGTAGCGAGAGCGGACGCCGCCGACGACACAAATCAAAGGAGGATTTACTGGTGAAAACGTACTGCAAGCCAGCAGAGGTGAACATCGAAAACCTTGATTTTATCAAGGAGCAGGTGCATCTGTGCTTCACTGGCAAGCGGTCAAAGAGAAGATTCCAAAATTTATTAGTATCTACCGGGAAAATCACGCGGGCCGAACTGCGTGAAGAAATCCGAAATTGTACTTGCAACAAAAGCCTAACGGCCATTGACGCCGTGGCCGAGCAGGCTCATGCCGACATTCTGGCGCGCAGCGTTTCGTTTGAGCCTGTGCGTCAGTTCCAACTGCGGGAAAACGGGAAGCTGCGCAACATCTGCGAGGAAAGTCCGTGGCAGCAGATTTTTGAATATATTGCAAAGGGAGCGCTCGACCCGCTCTTCCGCGCAAAGCTGCTGCCGATCCAGTATGGAAGTCTGCCTGGAAAGGGACAGATTGCCGGGAAGCGGCAGAACGAACGCATCCTTCGCCGGATGCTCCATAACAAGACCGATGCCGCAAAATGCGACGTTAAAAAGGCTTATCCTTCCACGACAGTCGAATGCGTTATGAATCTTCTGCGCCGCGACATCGGAAAGAATAAGGCCTTGCTGTGGCTTGTGGAGGCCGTCATGGCAAACTACCCGGACGGCGTTCTGCTAATTGGCGGGTATCTGCCTTGCTGGCTGTTCAATTATGTTATGAGTTATGTGCTGCGGTACATCCTCTCCCATCGCAAGGTGCGGCGTGGAAAGTCGTTCAAGATGATCCTTGCCATCTGCTGCTATGCCGACGACATCACTGTGTATGGGCGCATATCCAACCTTACAAAAGTGATGAAGGACACCACCAGATGGGCAAAGGAGACGCTGGGGCTGACAATCAAGAGTGCGTGGGATATTATCCACTTTGCGTCCTTTGATGCCGAGCGCCAACAGAACAAGCGCCGCAAGGCTGGCAGCCATCAGCGCACGCCGGGTCTTGATATGATGGGCTATGTGGTACGCCGCACTTATACCATCATCCGAGGCCGCAACTTTGTCAAACTGCGGCGGGCAATCCTGCGTGCCCAGCGCGATCTGGATGCTTTGGGGTATGTGCCGTGGTGGAGAGCACAGCGCATTATGAGTCAGTGGGGCGAAATCAAGCACAGCGACAGCCGTGGCTTTTGCCAGAAGTACAACGTCTATAAAATTATCCGCGCCGCGAAACGTTCTGTATCGTGGCATAGTAAACAGTTACTGTTAAAGGAGCAAACGCATGGAGCAGTATGTTAAAAAGCCCGCTGCCGTGCAGGTGTTCGCACTGAATGGCGCGACGGACATTATCCTGCGCAAGGATATTGCGTCCGAGAAAATCACCGACGAAGAGGGCAACAAGCAGACGGTCTGGAACTGCGATGAGCGCCAGATTCGCGTTGCGTTCGCAGTCACCGAGGAAGAAGTCACGGCGGACTTCGATTCGTGGTGGGACTATCAGCCGCCGCGCGAGGCTGAGCCTGTGACTGCCTCTGACCGTCTGGATGCCCTTGAGGCAGCCGTTTATGATTTGGCGGAGGTGGTATACAATGGCTAAATTTTACGCGACACAAATCCGCATGGGCCGCACGACGCTGGAACAAGTTCCTGCCGTCTGGCGGGAAAAAACGGCGGCTTTGCTGTAAATCATGTATCCGCGAGCACCCTGCAAGGGGTGCTCTTTTCTTTGCACAAAAATGAGGTACACTCTATGGGAAAAAGCATTTTTGATGGCCGCGTGCAGATCAAGTACAGCTATGGCTGCTACGGCATGACACGCGGCGGCGGAAAGACATGGCACGGCGGCATGGACATCGTGGGCGTCGACAGCGACGTTATCCTCATGCCGTACTATGAGATGCCCGACGGCACGCAGAAGCCTATCAAAGGCCGTGTGACGCGGGCGCGTATCGTGACCGACCATTCCGACAGAACGTGGGAGTGGGGGTATTATGTTTGTGTCCAGCTTGATGCCGACCAGACCCCCGATGCTGTCAATTTCATGTACTTCTGCCATTGCTCCCGCTTGCTTGTCGATGTCGGTGATCGCGTCATCAGCGGCCAGCAGCTTGCCATCATGGGCGAGACAGGCAATGCAGAGGGCACGCACCCGCACTGTCATTTTGAAGTACGAGCCACGGCCAGCGGCAAGGGGCTTGACCCTACGGCCTATGCAGCCATCCCCAACAAGGCAGGCATCTATGGCACTGCTCCGGCAGCGGACAAGCCTGCCGAAATCCCTGCCAACAGCGAAAAAACTGCCACTTCTCTTTTGCAGAATATTACTGTTGGCCCTGTCAGCAGTGGCGATGCCGCCGCAGTTGTTGCTGTCTGCAAGGAACACGGCGCGACGGCAGACAGCTACACTAATGCTGAGAATCACTTGCAGATCATCTGCATCCGCAGCGTGGTGCAGGCTGTTGCAGACGCTGTGCTGGCGGTTTGCAAGGAACGCAAGCTGACTGACGCAAAACTCTACACGAGTCACTGGGCATAAAGGAGGTCTTTTATGAAGCAACTTTTGGAAGCCCTCACGGCGCTGTTGAAGGTGAAAACCATCGTCACGCTGGTTATTATCGCAGTGCTGGCCGCGCTGTCCCTCAACGGAAGTGTCGAGCCGGACAAGTTCCTCACCATCGCAACAATGGTTGTTGCGTTCTATTTTGGAACGCAGAATGAAAAAAAGTCGTAGTTCCCCATGAAATCACCTTTTCGCCCCAGAAAGGATGATTTGCATGAATAGTTTTATCGGATGGATCGGCGGCAAGCGTGTCCTGCGCAATGAAATTCTGCAGCGTATGCCTGCGGACATTGGACGTTATATTGAGGTGTTCGGCGGCGCAGGCTGGGTACTGTTTGGCCGTGAGCCGAGCAGCAAAGTCATGGAAGTGTTCAATGACTATGACGCGGAACTTGTCAACATCTACCGCTGCATCAAGTACCACCCGGACGCCCTGCAGCATGAACTTGATATGCTCCCAGATGCGCGGGAAGTGTTCTTTGACTGTCTGGCACAGGAGCAGGTGCGCGGGTTGACTGACATACAGCGAGCGGCACGCAGCCTATACCTTATTAAGGCCAGCTTTGGAACAGACCGTCGAACATTCGCAACTGCGCCGAAAGGCGTCTGCAACATTTCTGCATCGTTTCCTGCGGTGCAGGAGAGGCTACGCCGGGTCATAATCGAAAACCTTGACTTTGAGCATTTGATTAAGACTTATGACCGGGAAAACGCCTTATTCTACTGTGATCCTCCGTATGTTGAAACCGAAAAATACTACCGCGCACGGTTTCAAGAAAGCGACCATAAGCGGCTGGCCGATGCGCTGCACAACATCAAAGGCAGCTTCCTGTTGTCTTACAATGACTGTCCGCAGGTGCGAGAATTATATGCTGACTGCATTATTGAGCCTGTCTCGCGGCGCAATACGCTGTCAGCGCAAAGTGTGGACGGCTACAAAGAAGTCCTTGTTCGCAACTATGAATTGTAACGGAAAGCGTTATATCCTACCAAAATGAAGACGCCCCACTAAAGATTATTTTAGAATGGTCGCAGGGGCGATAAGGTGATAAAAAATCATCTCTCCCGCTTGTTAGGTGAAAGACGCTGGACACAGGCGCGACTTGCACGAGAAACAGGCATCCGTCCGTCGACCATTTCCGCCTACTACAACGAACTGGCGGAGCGCATCAGTTACGAGCACATGGATCGCATTTGCGAAGCTCTCGACTGTGATGTAAGTGATCTTCTGGAACGAGTGCCTTCTCGGCAGCGCAAAACGGGCAAAGACCTAATCTTAGAACAGCACGGAAACCGAAAAACTAAACAATAAGCGGGAAACAAAAAAAGGCGTTTTAGAGGTATTTAAACACTTCTAAAACGCCTTTTTTTGTTTCTCAAATTGAGCGGAAATCCCGCTATTTCTTTTTCATTTTAAAATCAAAGTCTTTTCAATTTTTTTGCAAAGCAACACCTGTAAATCACAGATAAGGTGCTAAGGATACGATATTCTCTTTTTTCAGCAGGCTGTTTATCACTTCAGCCAGCTGAAAGGGGGTATGGGGGAAAACAGATCATCCCCCACCATTCCCGCAAAACGGTACACTTCCCCCTTGTATATCTCTAAATTCCATTAAAAACGCGAAGCGCACCACCTTTTTACAGGCGATGCGCTTCGCATTAGCTATTTACGCGAGCGAATTGTACATTTTATGCAACAATTTTACGCTCTCGGATTTTTTATAGCAGCCTGCTTATTGGGTCGTCATCATAGGTATGTACCCAAAAGCGCGTACTGTTTGTATCCTCAAGTATCCTATTGACGGCCCCATCCACTTTCTTCGCTTTTGTTTTTCCCGGCATGATTTTTTCCGCCGAAATCGAATGGTAATTGTACGTTCCGCGCACATTGCATTGAACAGTGCATGACTCTTGAAATAGATTTAGTTCCCAGATGAATTTCTGTCCATCGATGGAGAAGATTCTCGGCACAAATCTGTCCAGAAATTCCCGGCTGACTTCATCGTTTGGGAACGACTCTTGCCAGCTGAGTGCTTCCTCTACCTTTTCACTATTGGCAGCTCCGTTTTCTTGTTCCTGCTGGTATTCTTCTAAAATATCCTGCCGGTGATCCTGCCAAACGTTTTTGTAGATTTCTCGCGCCATCAATTCGAGCTTCCATGCTTGCACATTGGGGGCGCTGCATTTGGGGGCTACATTCCTCAGCGACCGCTGATAACAGATATATCGAACAATGCCTTTCTCTGCGCGGAACGCCCGCATTCTGGCTCCGCAGCCACAAAACATGCGGCAAGCCCATTTGTCGGCGTGTTCGCTCTTTCCATACAAGTAAGCCTGCGTTATATTGCCGTCTTTGTACGACTGCCATGCATGTCTGCGGCGCTGACATTTATCCCATAGTTCCTCTGAAATGATTGGCTCAAAACTGCCTTTCACCAGAATGTAATCCTGTTCGCTGTTCTTGATGCTTTTATGGCTGAGGAAATCATCAATATGCGATTTGTTGTATGTCAAATACCCTTTATAAATCGTATTCTTGGTGATTGAGAGAACCTGACGCGCGCTCCATTGTGGCATTCCAGATTTATTCGGTGCGCCTTCTTGCGTTAGTGTCTGGGCTATCTCGGTGCCATTTATGCCATCAGCATACCAAGCAAAAATTTTTCTGACAGTCTCTGCCTGACTTTCCTGCACCACAAGCGTATGAGCCTTTTTATCACGCTTATATCCAAACGGTGTCGGTCCCGCAACATAGGTGCCTTTTTTCTGTGACGTCTGAATGCCCGCCTTGGTGCGTTCACTCATTTTACGGCTTTCATCTTGCGCAAGGCTTGCCATAATGGTCAGGCGAACTTCTCCATCGCCACGCATCGTCCAGATGTCATCATTGACGAAGTACACTTCAACGCCGTACTGTTTCAGCTCACGGGTCGTAACCAAAGTATCCACCGTGTTTCGGGCAAAACGGGAAACCTCGCGGGTCACGATTAGGTCAAACTTCTTTTTCCGGGCATCTCGCAGCATCTTCATAAAAGAAGGTCGGGTTTTCATGCCAGTACCTGAGATTCCTTCATCGGCGTATTGCCCAACCACCGTCCAATTCGGATGATGTTCTGCAAGCTCCAGATACCAGTTCATTTGATTTTTCAGTGCTGATATTTGCGCCTCAAGTTCCGTGGACACGCGCCCATAGAACACGACTCTGCGCGGGCAGTTTTGCTGGTCTGCTTTATCATATTGCATCGGTTTTCCCTCCTTCCCCATCAGTATAATACTGCATTCAGTATTTTCAAAATGTACAAGTCAATGACTCAATCATGGTATAGAAAAGCCGTGGAAGAAGGTTCCTTCCACGGCATGATCTTTATACTACTTTTTCAATAAGGCACTGATGTTTCTTCGTTTTCTTGTCATAGTTGATAGCTACCAAGAGAAGATTTCCTGTATAGCCACGCAGCGAATCCGGATATTTCTTTTCCTTAATCTGCTGCATCGCAGTCTCCGCCGTTTGGTTCCACTTCAACTCCACAACAAGCGCCGGATAGTCATTTCGGTACTCCGGTTTTGGAACGAAAACGAAGTCTGCGAAGCCCCTGCCTGTGGGCAGCTCTCGAACCGGCTTAAAGTAATATTGCATAGCGCTCAGGTATGCAATCGCCAAGACGCTGCTCAAGGAGTTTTCATTGTTGTACTGGATGGCAGAAACATAGTCATCATGGATTTTCTCAACCTGAGTGGCTACTGCATCGCCATCCATATCCAATGTCGCATCCAGCAACTTCTCAGACTCCTGCTGGAACAGCAACATCTCATTCCAATGCTTGCTTTCCACCGCAAGTGTCAATTCCTGCCGGATTTCCTCATTCGGAACGAACGCTGTTTTTCGGTTCTGGTCATATCCCAAGTAGCCAAGATGGATCATATATGTCAAAACATCATCTTTGCTTTGGATATTAACGGTATCGTTCTTGAAGGTAGCCGTGTTTACTTTAACTTCCCCACCGGAAAGTATTTCAATGATTGC